ACCTTCACCTACAATTAATCTTTTTTTAAGAATTTGTTCAGCGTGGACTAGTTCATGAAACAAAGTAACCATTGTTTCTTTATAAGATATGTTTGAATTAATGTTAATCTCAACTACACCATCAACTACATCACAGTCTCCACAACCCGAAACATCTTCGTTAAATTCAATTACGAAGTACGAGTCTTTAGGAAACTGTAAAGTCTCATTAGCATGCATCATAAGCCTATCCATTAGATCAAAGGATAGCCATTCTGGATTATCGTATATCTCATATATCATGTATCTAATATAATATTTTTTTCGCAAATGTCAATAGTTAAGTGCGAATTTATATAAATAACTATGTGGGTGCGTATATACGTTAACAACGTAAGAGGCAAGTGTGAGATTAGCTTTTAAGCGAAACACAACAGGAATAGTCGAGGCAGCACAATGGGTGCCAGTGGGGTTCTGCTCGACATCGCATCAAGCCGAGTGAAAGACCGCTTATTTTGTAGGCGGTCTTTCTTTTTGCTTAGCAAAAAATATTGGAGTGTACCCACCAAAGCCAGAACCCAAGTTGAGAGATCGACAAAGAGTTCTGGCTTCTTTTTCTTCTTCAAAAGCTTCTATTACGAGATTGGTATCTTTTTCTATTATATGAAACTCTTCTTTTATTTTTGCTACTTTATAAGTCATGCGAAACCTTCAAAGTTTGGTTTCTTACCACGGAACTTAGTAATCTTTGAGTCTTCTTCGTAACGTTCACCAAAGGCACTATTATCCATTACAGTTTTTTCACGTTGCTTTTTTGGTTTCGAATCGTTAGTTAGATTTTCTTGAGCTGATTCTTCTACATTAAAGAGTTTCATTCGAGATCGATCAATACCTACAACAAAACGTTTTGGATTGGCAATGTCACCCCAGCGATTCTTAAGTTGTTTTACCATAATTTGACCAAGATTTTCAAGTTCTTCACTTGAGATAAGACCAAACATAAAGTCTGCAGTTGCTGGTAGACCAAAGGATTCTGAAGTGTCGGTAAGATCCATGTCAGAATTTGAATAGCCAGAACGAGTTGTTTGAGTAGCTGAAAATACTGGAACATTGAATTCAACAGCAAGGCCACGTAATTCTTCGGCAATAGCTTTGATGTAAGTATATGAGTTTACATTAGCACCCTGTTTCATACGTGAGCTCATACAAATATTAAGATAGTCAATATAGATAATGTCTGGTATGAAATTCTTTTTGAGTTTAAGTTCATTAAGTAAGAAACGAAAATGGTTCGAACCAGCCGAAGCTGTTGGATATTCTTTTACAATAAGTTTACCATTTGTACGTTTACGAATATTACTCATTCGCGAGTGGTATACATCACGAGTAAGATAACGAAGATCGTCGAGAGTAAGGTCGAGTAGGTTAGCATCAATACGCTCCGCAATTCTTTCTTCTGCCATTTCCATTGTAATGTATAGAACATTAAGTCCTTCCATTAGATTAGCTGCAGCACAGTGAGTCATAAACAAAGTTTTACCGACACCAGTGCCGGCCAATGCAATTGATAGAGATTTACGTGATACACCACCTTTAGTAATTTTATTCATATAGTCGAGATCGAAAGGAATCTTATCTTCTTTAGTGTGATAAAAGTCAAATCGTTGATCAGCATTTTCCACAAAGTCGTGGCCAATGTTAGTATCAAAGGCCACGCCGAGGGCATCGGAAAGTAGCTGTGGAATTGCGCCCTTATCGTATTCTTTATCCTTACCATCAAGAACAAGAATAGATTTCCTTACTGCATTATAGACTGCTTTATCTTGGCAAAACTTTTCCGTCTTATCAAGTAACCAATCGAGTTCAGTATCATTATCATATCCCATGTCGTCAATAGACTCTGAGATATTTTTATATCGTTCTTCGTTGAGATCATCCCGTTCATCAATCGAGATTTGTAGGGCCTCCTTAGTTGGAAGCCCGTTATATTGATCAATGTATTTTCGAATTTCTTGGAACAATACTTTCGTATCGTTATCTCCAAAGTATTCATCTTTAATGAATGGAACAACTTTTCTTGCGTATTCTTCGTTGTGAATAAGACTTGAAAGAATTGTATTTTCAATCATTCAGTAGGTTCCTCTACAGTTTCTTCTGATTCGAATAGTGCTTTGCCACCAACTGAATAACGTTCTTTAATCCAGTTAGCAAATTCAGTTTCGGTGAATAGCTGTTTCCAGAAATCGCCGTTATCAGCAAGTTCTTTAGCTCTATACATTTTATCACCAATCACTTCACCTGTCAATGGATCAACGCGCTCATACCAACCAGCTTTTGGTTTACGAAGATAGCCTGCTTCCATAGCAATATCCATTAGACCAGACCATTTCTTAATGCCACCTTCAAAAGTTACTGTAATAGGAATCTTAGACTTTTCCCGTACATGCCGAGACTTTTCAATATTAATCACAAAGTGATAACCCGCAATCTCAGTACCATCTTTTTCTTGCTGACGACCAATAATCCAAATAGCATCAGCCGAATAATAAGAACCTGTACCACCAGACACAATATCCTTTGGGAACATACCAATTTCTTTATAAGTATGGTTTACACATACCATTGGAATATCTTTAAGATTTAGATGCGGTGTTACAATACGAAATAGTGACTTAAGCTGTTTAGCTCGTGTCATGTCAGCCACTGACTTCTGGTCAAGGGCGTCTTCTACTTCTTTCTTTGAAGCTAGGTTACCAATCGAATCAATAACGATTACAACCTTATCATTCTTTTCAATGTTTTCAAGTTGTTGAGCAATGTCGAACTTGAGTTCTTCAACATTAGTAATAGGTGTATGTACGACACGATCTAGATCAACGCCAAACGATTCAAAGTAAGATTGTGGTGTACCAAATTCTGAGTCATAAAATAATACGACAGCATCATCATATTTCTTTTGATAAGCTGCAGCCATCATTAAAGCAAAAGCTGACTTAAAGTGCTTAGATGGGCCAGCTAACATAAGTAAACCTGGAACTAATCCACCATCTACTCGACCAGATAGAGCTACGTTAACCATTGGTACTGGTGTGGTAGCCATATCTTTTTTACCATATACCTTTGAGTCAAGTATAGGTGCAGTCATCTTAATAGTAGACGACTTAGTTAATTTTTCAATAAGAGACATTTTTACTCCTTATGTGTAATAATAGTATACTAACACAGCTTATGTGGAATGTCAACTACCACTATAGATTTTTTGTAAGTGAGATTCAAAAGCTTCTACCTTCGTTAAACGATCTGGCCAAAGAATGTATTCCTTTTCAGGATTCTTTTTGAGATTGTTTAAGAGTGGAACAATAGCATTATATAGTTTATCAAGTCTTTCCTGTGTAGTAGTTGCGAGTTGCTCAGCGTCATTAGCTGCAGCTGTTGTTTGTTGTACTGCCTGTAGCTCGTCTTCATCTACTGCAGTAAATCCAAAATCGAATATGTCATCGCTCATGCGAAAAAGTCCTCCAATGTTGCAACCTTCTCGAGATTCCAGCCGACAGCTTCTACGATAGGTTTAAGTGGTTCTTTAAATGTTTTTTCAAATTGCGTATCATAGTCTATGAATTCTTTGAGATCAAACTCGCGTGGTAAGTATTGTGGAAATGAGATTACATTCTGCTTGATTGGATTAGGCATTTTGAGATAACAGAACTTGACTTTTGTACCATTTTGTATTGCTTCATATTCTTTATCGACACCATGTTCTTTAATGAAATGGTTATACAATATAGCACCGCGTACGTGGATGGGACAACCAGACTTGAACATAGCATTGTTATCTTTCCACTTAGTAATTTCAGACACACCACGAGGGAATGATACATCTTCGGGATCGAGTGATTTAAACTCAGTCTCGAAATCTTGAATAAATTTCTGGGTTTGTTCCTCCGTACCGGTTAGGATAATCTTAAATGCTTCTTTAAACTTGTTACGTACTACCATAGGTGTAGAAGACTTTACAGCTTCAATACCCATGATTTTCAGTTTAGGTTCAGCGTATTGTACACCTTCTGAGTTGTGAACATTAAGAATGTATCTTTTCTTTGCTGTCCATATACCACGATCTGCGATTACTTCTCGAGCCATTACCATTCGATTATCGTAAGCGCGCATGCGATGGAATAATTCGTCATATGCTTTTTCAAATGCAGGCTCAAACTTTTCTTGGCATGCTTTATCAAGGAACTTCACTGGATCTGATGGGTTAACTGCTTTAACGAGTGGACCCATGTTAACATAAAGTGAATCTGTATCGATCGCAATAACATAATCTTTGTCAGTCTTAAGAATCTTATTCATGGCACGATTCATATGTTTCTCAGCCCAGCGGATAGTAAGCTGGCCGGACAACGTAATAGCTTCAGCAACTTGCATATCGAAATATCTGAAGTATTGATTACCAAGTGCACCATAAAGACTATTCAAAAGAATTTTGACAGCCATTTGTGTATTATCTAGAATATTTATCTCACGTTCAAGTTCTTTGCTTGGATTTTTTTGATATTCTGCTTGAGCCGTAAGCATTTTCTTTTTGACAGACTTACGTTCATTATAGTAATCGACAATGATACGTGGTAGAATACCTTGCTTATCTTTACGAAACATTGAGCCATTGGCCGCTATAGCGACATCTTTATCATGCCAAGCATAGTGTACTGGATCACCGTCAAGTAAATATTGATCAACTTCACCGGGAAGTTTAGCATCTTTCACCAAAGTTTCGGGTGACATATTGTACTGTACAATGAGATTA